ATAATATCTGCAGAGTTTGAAGACAGATCAGCAATGTCTCGTAATGTGAGAGACTTAAAGTTTGGTGTATCTGACGAACCTTCGATACGTAAAAACTGTCCTTGGATTCCACCCGTCACACGCACACGTGAAATGTCCCCAAGTACGAGTCGGTCAGTACCAGAAGTTACAAAGTCAACATTGCCTTGGAATGTGGTATTCGCTGTGACAGTCAGCGAGGTTGCATTCACAGAGGTATTTGAGTTGATATACAACCATGCGGCATCATTTGATGTGTTGCCTGCTTTTAATGTGGTTGTTCGCAACTCGTTTGCGGTGAAAGTTCCTGATACGTGACCGTTACCTTTGGCAACCCCGCCACGATTCGCTGAACCCGCACGTGAGACTGTGACCGCGTTATTACTAATAACAGTCGCGGCAAAGTTTGTATTCAAACGCCACGTATTAAAACTGTCATTAATGTTAGTATTTGAGACTGATACTGTCATTTAATCTTCTCTACTAAATGTTGGAGGATGTTCTTCATTTCAGTGACCTCTTCTCGCAGAGATTTGATTTCGTCATCCTTTTGCCTTTGCTTGTTTCTATGTTCTCGATACGCTTCGAGCGATGTTAAGTCTGTGCTTAACACCGCTTTAGTTTCAGTATCCTTCACTAAGTTTTCATGATCTTGTACTTTTACTTTCATTACTTCTGAAGCGCGATTGCTCTCATGTCCTTAACCAACGGAATAATATTTGTTCCCGTACTCGTCATGACGATCTTCAATGCAAACGTTTTGTATGTTGCATGAATCGACCCATCACCTGCTCGATATGTTACGACTTCATTATTAGAAGTATTTAGTCGCGCATGCGAGTTGGCAGTTGTCAAAAATCCTTGACCGTCAGTGTTTGCCGCAAACCCAAACTCAAACTCACGGAAGTCTGTTCTGTCAACAGAATCAGAGAATGTGTTTGATGCTGTGATCTGTGTAAGTGGCGTAAAGTCTTTATCGTCAAATGCTTCACCATCTTCTGGATTGTGAATACGTGCATAAACTTCGACATCTGCACCAGAAGGTTTGTATGCTGTTAAGAACACCTTCAAATCTTCCGCATCTTGACCGTCTGCTAACTCAACTGGTTTAGTCATGTAACGCATTTCAGCGTCGCCTACTGTCTTATGTTCGTCTGTTGAATCATTGTTGATTACATTCTCAATCACTATGCCGTTTGTACGTGCCATGTCAATAACAGGTGACACGTTTGGATCAGAAGTCGATACAGTTCCTTTCAGTACGAGAGACTTCTGCGAACCATTGACTGCCGCAAGTGATGACTCGTTAGACTTTGAGAACACTTTCTTTTCGCCATCTAGGAAGTTATTTTCAACTTCGTTATCGATGGAAACGAACGACGAACTGATTACACCAGAGGTTGACGTTGGACGTGCTTCGAATGTCAACGATGTATTTGCATATGTCAGCGATGGCAACTTAGGCACAATCGTATTCATCACAACATTATCAACCGCAGTCAAATCTGCTGTTGCACCACTGACTGCTCCAGTAATCGTGTTTGCTGATCCGAATCCGCCAGAAGAACTGTCGATGTGAATCTTTCTATTGTTTGTATCTACGAATGATACGAAACCAGATGCGCCTGCCCCGTTAGTAACCTTTTCGCCTACATTAAATGTACCGTTGATTGTTTCGTATGTGAAGAAATCAATGTCGTCATTTTCGATGTAGACTGTACCCGTGCTTGTTGTAAAGTTTGCTTTGTATAAGTTAAACTTAACATCTTCAGACTGAATCTGATTCCATGTCTTATCGTTTGCTGATGTAAACAAGATACCTGAAGCAGGTTGCTTGTGAATCAGTTCGTTTGTGTCAACGTCTGTTCCGCCAAGTTCGCCAACCCACAATGCATACTCATCATTGTTACCCGCAGGAATGACTGTAAACGCATAATCAACACCATTCTTCAAGAACACTGGAGAGTTAAACTGGAACGTGGTTGCGTTAGTTGCAACTGAAGAGTTCGCAGTAACTTCGCTTGGTTGCAATGTCTTTGAACCAAACGGTACGATTGTTGGTGTTGGGAATCCATTTTCCACTTCACGAATCTGAACTGTGATTGGGTAAGTGCTTGACTTACGACCAAAGAACAAATCAAGTTTCGTAATAAACACGCCCTCAGAATCTCCTGCCGAGATCGTGAATGTTTGCGATAATGGATCACCTCGTCCACCACCATCGCGACTAAGGTCACGTGGGGGCGTGATAACTCGTCTGAGTGTGCGATCATCTGATACGACATTACGCGACAACTGGGGCACATTGATAAATGACATTCCACGAGTTGTGACACTTAATGGGATTGATGTGTAGTCACCGTGTGCTGAAGTTGTAACCAAAGCAGATTGTGTTTGGGTATTTGCAACATCTTTAAACTCAAAACGTTTTGTTCCAACACGGAACCTTAATACATCGTCGTTTGGAATACGGAAGTTTGCATATACAGTACCTGTGCTATCTGTAACAAGATTTGCACCTTCAACACCTGTGTTTGCAAATGAAGAGTTTGCAGGAGTTACGTATTCTGCGACCAACTCATCATCAAAGTATGGGAAAACCCGTGTATTCGGTTTCATACGAACACCAGTAACTTCGACGTTACGCGAACGCATAAAGTCACGAACTGCTACGTTCTGTACGAAATCTCCATCTGAGAAAAACTCGCCAGAAGGACTAATCTGAGTCTGGATTCCATTTCTAATCTGGTCTGTCTGAACGACAGTGTTTCGTCCTTGTTGAGTACGATCTACGTTAGTGGTCGTCCAGTTGCCCCAATCAATACCTGTAACACCAGTGCGTCGAGCAATCGCTTCGAATGCTTCAAACATACCATCAAAGTCCACCTGAATGTCAGGAAGTTCTGTGATATCTGGTGTGTTATCCATTGAAGGATTAAGAATAACTTCACCTTGCCAGTTAAAAGTAATCTCTTGTACTGGGTTACGCAACTTAGAAGCAAACTTCTGATTAATCTGTGAACTATCTGTAAATGACAGAGTTACCAGATTTCCACGCTTGGTTACGTTAGATGAAGTGAATGACTGATCCTTTGACAAAGACACGTCACGACGAACATATGATGGACGCAACTCTGTGCGGTTACGGTCAATCGCGGCACGATATCCAACCTGTGTGGTGTCTGCACGATTGTGACCGTCAAAGTTATCTACGAGGAAACCGTTCTTGAAACGATCTAAACCAGTATCACCAAAGATTTGCTTATTCTTAGCAGATGCTTCAAGAGCATTCAGTGATGCATAGTATTCAAGATTCTTGACGCGCTCTTCGACTGCACGGAGGTCTTTCATCGTATAACGACGATTGTTTTCCAGTGTCAAACGAACCGCATAATCTTGACGATCTGCTTGTCTCGCAACGTGTGGTGACAATGATGGGTACACAGGAATGTCGAGTGTACCAAGTGTCATAGACTCTGCACGAGGAGATGGTGTCTGTGGTGTCAAAGATGGAACACCCTTGATAACTTCCACATTACCTTCTTTGGTTAGAACTACACGATCCTTACGAGGCAGATAGAACTGTACGTCTGTCTGGAAGTTCTCGTCAGGGGTTGGCATGTATGCGCCATCAGAGTCGATATTGAATGTTGTGTTTGCATCAGGGTTTGTGATGCTTGGAGTCTGTACCGCTACACCGTTTGCAGATGGTGTGCGAGAGTTCGTCTTGATTGGACGGAAGTCAATCGCATCACGCAAATCATACTCAATACCAGTTGATGGTGAAACAAATAACGGAATCTCTTGTGTCGTGATTGCAGTTGTGTTCGCAGTGTTTGCGTCATCAACAGGATAAGAGTCAACAGAGATATACCCGATGCCTGCTGAACGATCACGTCCAAAGTAAGAAAACTTAACAAGCAATCCACGGTTGGTTAAGTCTAAAGACGATGTGTCTTTTAACTTGAGAGAAGATGTATCGTAAAACGCATCCTTCTGACCTGTCACCAGTTCAAACTCTGTGATGTTGTTGTTTGAAGTCGTGACTGTCGTGTTACCGCCAACATAAACCGCTTCAAGTTCATATGCATCCGAAACACCCAGAGACCACGGACCGTTTTTACTTGCAGAGTGCGATCCGGTATCGATGTGGACATATTTGCTCTTGTTAACAGTCTTATTGGTCTGTACCGCATCAGTACGGAGTACGTTAAAGTATACAGACGCAGTAAACGTAGATGTCAAGTTTGCCTGCTCTAAATCAATCGAATGTTGCGTAGACGATGATGTGATGCTACCATTTGACGACAAGTCAAAGATATAACCTGATGGGAAAGATGTCGCATGAGGCAAAGTGACCGCAGAACGTGTTACTGAGAATGAGTCTACAGTTTTTAGTGTTGTTGCGTTAGTGACTTCAGAGACAATCTCTGTGTATGTATTACCGCCATCTGTGATCTTGATTAGATCACCGACTTGATATGCTGTGTCGAATGCTGTACCAGAACCCGTGACAGTGTTACCACTGATTGCTGATACTGCTCCCGTATGTGCTTGGGTATCGACAGCATCACGAGACACAATAATGATATTACGTTCATCGACGTTTGTCAATGAACCAGTATCGTTTAGTGTTTCTGTACCACCTGCGTGTGCCGTGTTTGCCGCAACGGTTGCTGTACCATCCGAACCAAAGTTGACAGTTTTTTCTGTACGGAATACAAACTGGGTATCAACGTTATTGTCGGCATCTTTGAGCGTCTTTGTGCCTTTCTGACTGAACGGGAATACTAAGGTATTCTTACCTGCTTCTTTCAGAACCGCATTGCCAGACTCAAGAACGAGGTCTGCCATAGACTTCGGACCAGACGTATTGTTTTCGTAAATACCACGAACATCAGCAAATGACTTGCCTGCATTCATTTGAATATCAAATAGGTAGATGCGGAAGCGACCTTCTGATGTCCCCATTGTACCTGAGTGCCACTGGAAACCACGGACTTTTGCTGTACCGATTTCTGAACCCTGTGCTGACTGTGCACCAAAGTTCTTTCCTGTGATACCGTTTTGTTCTGCATCGCGTAAAGAAACTTCACGCAGTCCTTGGAAGTCCCAAGTACCTACGACCTCTTTTGCGAGAACATAGTTACCGATTGCTTGTCCGATAACACGCGCATCTTTTGTTTCAAAGTCTGTTGCCTTGTCTACGTCACGGAAGATTGGCGATTCAAGTGAAACACGATTACCACCCACATATCCGATGCCTTTTTCGATTTCAGCAACCAGTTTTTCTGTGTCGCCCCCACCATCTGCATTATATCGTCCCAAGTTTGTGCCTGAACGTAAATGCTCGCGGACGCGGATATTGAATGGTTCTACTGCATAGTTACCATTTGTTTCAAATGAACGCTGTGCGATGTATTGTCCGATGTCTGAATAAACAGTATCTGTACGTCTTTGTACGACTTCACCATTCTCGACATCTGCAATCGTAAAGAATGTTGTGGTATTTGCCGCATCTAATGGACGTGATGTCAACGTTGGAGATAACTTCAAACGAGATGCACCGGGTGCCGCAAAGTTTGTTGATCCTGTTGAGTTATCAAGCAATGAAGAGTCTTGGTTTGAATCAATGGTTGACTCTGTTGTTTCGAAACCAACTTTCTTATTTGGTGTTGTAGAGTACTTTTCTAAGATATGCGATTGCGGAGCAACACGTACAAAATGTCCCTTGTGGTAAACAATACCATCAGAAACTGTTGCACGGAAACCAAGTCCAGTAGAACCAGAAGTAATGGTATTTGCCGCAACCAAGAACTCATTGTTTGCACGACGACGAATGTTTAGAACTTCGTTATCTGCAAACGCACGGGTTGTGTTGTTAGAACCTGAGTTGGTATATTTAACAAACAAGGAAAGAAAGTTTGGGTCTGCCGCCTCTGAACCTTCTTTCGCGTCGATCAGTTGTGCTTGCATGCCAGTGGTTTCACCAACGACAACTGCGTTCGCAACAGCACCACCTTCAAAGAAATCACCAAGTAACAATACGCGGTTGTTAGCATCCTTGTCGCGGAGTTTAACGAAATCGATAGTATCTGTTTTGAGACCAACACCCGTAATCACGGTACCATCAACAACAACTTCGTTTGCAAAACGTTCAATCTGGTTTTGCAAGATAGTCTGAAGTTGAGTTAACTCACGTGCCTGTACTGCGAATCCGGGACGGAACAGTACGCGGTGAAAGTTCTTTGTTTCGTCAAAGTCATCAAAAAATGGACTTTGGTTTAGATTGGTTTCGATTGTCATTTATACTACCTTTAGAAGTCCAATACGATCTTAATATCTTCGGTTTGTTCTGGATCGCGTGTTACTGCCTGAACGTTTTCAATGAAGAGAATCTCACCAGAGAATGTATTTGCTTCTGGTCCTTTGATTGCTTCTACAGTTGCAATCTCTTCTTCACTTTCGCTTGTCAAGATGACATCATCTTTTGTAAACGGAACGTTATCTGCATACCCTTCTACGTTATTTATATACACTGTATAGAAGGATGGATCAGATTCTGTCTCATCCTCACGAATATAAACGATGTTGCCGTTTGCACCCTTGACTGCATTTGCTAATGCATTTGTTGCACGTGTAATCGGAGATAAGTCTGTGACAAACTGTAACGTTCCAAGTTCTGCTTTGAGACGGGTTCTTTCGTTTGTAATGATGTCACGAACTTCTAATGGATTCACTGGTTCGCCACCATCCATCTGATTGTATGAAATCTGAAGGCGCGTTGTAAATCGCAAAGTGTTCGGACTGTTTGATGTGTTCGCAATCGATTCAACTGCCACCAAGTTGTTGTTTGAATCGCACTTCAAAACAGGATCGCGCAAAATACTGATTGTTCTAAACTCAGTATTCGATGGAATGTATCCATTACCATTTGCTGAAATGCCTGAAGTAGAGTTACGTAACTGTGCGTTGATTAATACTTTGTCTGCCGCAAGTTCGCGCACAGGATTTGATCCATGTCCGCCTACTGGAGAGATAACCACGTTGGCAGTGGCACCTGTTCCGTGAATCGAGTTTGCTGTGATTAACGCATTTCCACGGGTATAACTTTGTCCCAGTGTAATCATATTAACATTTGCAATGGCACCTGTGTTTGCTTCAACACGAGTGTATGCCGCCGCACCACGACCATCACCAATGATTGTAACTGTTGGAGATACAACAATACGTGAATCTGTGTTTGGTGTCGTTTGGAAAGCAGTGTTGACTGTCAGTGTTTTTGTTGCACCTGAATAGTCAATAATACGTCTTAACTGTCCTGCGCCTGTTCCTGAAATAATGTAAACAGAAGAACCATTATAGAAGTTATCTACAGGAGAAGGAGGGTTGTCGCCTGCCGCCGACAAACGAACCGTAAACCTTCCACCAGTTTCAACAACACCGTTTGCAACTTCGTGATAACCTGAACCAGTATCTACAGTTTCAATAACTTCAATCGCACCATTCACTGCCGCATTCTGTACTGCGATTTGACGATCCGATTCAACTGACCCATCTGTAGCAGACAAAGTTTTAACAGGCATGTGTACGGAGGTCAAGAACTTGTTTGCATCACCTAATGAAATGGTATACATATACTTCCATGTGTACCCATCAGATGTGGTAAATGCAGATGTTGAGAATCCCGTAGGTTTAACAGTTGACGCACCACCCTTGTTATTATACAAACACTTATAGACGTTGAACTGATCTGTTAATACGTAGTAAGGACGTTCATACATGTCAATGTCTGTATCACGATACATTGAGTACACTGTACCACTTTCCCAGTTATATCTGGGAGCAACGTGACTGACATCTTCTGGCATGATTCGTTTACCACCAATAAACTCACGGTGTGCTTCATACTGTAGAAACTGTTCGTTATCAATAGGATCAATCGGAGTCGGTTCATCTGGATATGGATAAACGTTACCGATCACTGCATACAGAATCGTAGAGTTCTTTGTGTTGCGACCGTCTTCTGCTTCTAGTGCCGCAATAAATGCTTCGGCATTGTTAATCGATAGGTCTTTTGTTGCGTATCTGTAAACTGCCATTACGAGATATTCCCCTGAGTATAGTAAGCATTAGCGGAGGCAATATCGCCATTCGCCCATGCGATGTTTAGGTTTGCTACGGTATCGCTTGATACTATATTTAGTGGTATTGTATAGAACTCATCTTTGGCATATTCGATAATAATCGTGTCACTGTTCGCAAACTCCGATAAGAATGAAGTGCCTGTTCCTGCAATATCAAAACTTGAGTTTGTCAGAGCAATCGTACCGTTTGATTTTGCACGGACTGTGTTGTTTGCAGAAGCAATGACATCTACATCAGCATTCGACTGAAGACGGAACTGTCCGAACAGTGCCTGTCCTGCAGGATGCACGATTTCTAATGCAATATCACGATAACGAGATAATGATAGCGGTGAAGATACCAAGTAAGAGAACTCTTGATAGAACTCACTGTCCTGAATAAATCCGCGTGAAGAAGAAATATGCGAACGTGTTGTTGCATAATATCCTTCTGCGTTTGCTACACTATTTAAGTCGATCTGAACCTGTGCCGATGTCGCAAGAGGACGATTGGTTGCTTCGATTAAAACGACTTCGCCATCCCGATATGCAAAACCAGAGTCAAGTACACGGAGTCCTGTAATCGTACCGTTCGCACCAACCCCTGCAGTGATTACTGCGTTCTTACCAAGTACACCACGATCTTCAATCGATACGATCTTTGCAGATGCTGTATCTGCAATAGGACGTGTGTCTACCGTACCGGGTGTATATGACGAATCAAAGATATTTAATGTAACTGTTTGATTGTTTGCAAAGTTGACATTGTTTGGTTCGCGTTGTAAGAAGTCTTGGAATACGCGGACTTCCATTTCATATGTGCCGTTCGCATATTGAATAGTACTGATGCCTTGACCGGGTGTGCCTGTCCCTTTGACATCACCAGACGCACCAGTAGAGGACTGCAC